AACAAGAGCTTTCTTTTTTGCAAGACGACCAACACCTAATACAAAAGATAAAGAAGTAAGAAGGACAAGTCCTTCAGGGATCATACCTATAACACCACCTACTGTTTTAACTAATGCGGTATTAAAGTCATTTGGCATGGCCTTATATTGTGCTCTAAAGAGTAATAGACCGACTGGCACAATAATAATACTCATAACCTTAATAATCTTCTCAATAGAATCTCTCATCTCACTAGACGCAAGATTCTTATGTTTTGCTTGGTTCACTAGCTTTGTAGAATAGTTCGCATTCCCTACACGGATTACTTTTGCATAACCACTTCCTGCCACAACGAAGGTTCCTGCATAGATTTCATCGTTCTCCTTCTTTTTAACAGGTACTGATTCCCCAGTCAAAAGAGATTCATTGATTTCTAATGCATGATTTTCTACAATCTTACAGTCTGTGCCAATCTGATTGCCAGCTGTCAAGAAAATAATATCTTCCATAACAAGTTCTTCTACAGGTACATCAATCAGCTGACCATTACGAAGTGTTTTAACTTTTTCTACTGTAACAACACTTAGCTTATCAATAGTTTTCTTAACCTTGAACTCCTGAATGATACCTAATATTGTATTAGCTACCATAACTCCAATAAAAGTTAAGTTCTGCAGCTGTCCTGAAATCACAATCAAAACAGCTAAAAATATATTTAGAAAGTTGAAATATGTAAGTGTATGCTGCTTCACAATTTCTTTTTTTGTTTTAGAAATAGACTGACCTGTATAATTCACTTGTCCTTGTTCTATTCTTTCTTGTACCTCTTGTTGTGAGAGGCCTTTTAATTCATTCATATCCACCACTCCTTAATCTATTGCACTATCTTAACAAAGAAAAGTGTATTATTTGTGTACTTTCACCTTAAATTTTTCTTAAATAATAGATATAATTAACTTATCATCCAATGAAAGGGGTTATATTTATTATGAAACATTTATATATGATGTTAAAATTGGCTTGTTTCCTAGACTTTTTACCCCTTGTTACTGATTCGTTACTAGTTTAGTACCTACTTAGTGGCACATCATATATTTATAACGCTCATTCTAACACTTATTTAACGCTCACTTATGATTCTAATTTTATGGCTTAATAAGCCATTTTTTTATTTTTGGATAAGTTCTAACACTCAAAATGAGCGTTAGAAACAACATAATTAAAACACAAAAACTATCATTGTTTACTGATATTTTTTATATAATAATTCCTTAGTTATATCAATATACATTGACATTTATATAATTTTATGATATACTATAATCAAGAAAGGAGGTAAGAAAAGTGGAAAAGAAGTTAAAAAAAATGCTTCGAATATTGGACCTATTCGAAGCGCTAGTGATTAAAATCATTTCCTTGATTGGGTGGATTTTGATTCTAATCAAACTATTTAACTAAGTAGGTTGAGAGGCTTGTCCTCTCTTCCTATCACTATTATAAAACCACTTTTCAAAGAAAACAATGGAAAAATTAATTTTAAAAGCTATCGAATTGATTGGGCTTATTGCAGTATTAGTATTCTTGATTTCAAAATTATTCTAAAGGAGGTATAACCGTGTCAACTGAAGCACAGAAGAAAGCTAGCGCAAACTATGCTAAGAAGATGACGAAATGTGTCAATCTTGCATTCAATAAGAAAACAGATGCAGACATTCTAGAAAAACTTGATCATGTCGAATCTAAAATGGGTTACATTAAAAAACTTATAAGAGATGATATTGAGAAAGCAAAAAAGGACCAGAGCAAATAGCCCTGGTCTTTTCTTATGCTTTAAATTGTTGTGTAGTCGAGATTTAGTCGAAATTTAGTCGAGATTTAGTCGAGTTTAGTCAACATCTTTATGAATAAACTCATAATAAAACTTAAATTAGACTTTTTTGAGATAATCAGCACATACCCAACCAGATGGAATGCGAGCCCAACCGTCACGAATTTCCTTGACTGTCACTCTAGTGCCTTTTTTAAGTGCTCCTGTGAATGTAGCATGCTCTCTTGCGTTGGCTGTTAATTCAGATTTCTTTTTTCTTCTGTAGTCTGTTCCTGGCCCTGTTCTGACTCTTAGACTTGATGCAGTCACTACATAAGTGCCTAATTTATCAGTAGCGTTTTCGGTTGGCTTTTCAGATGGATTAACTACAGCGTAGATTTCCATTAGTCTATTTTTAAATGCTTCCCACTTTGCATCCTGTAATAATCCATTGCAGTTAGGGCATGCCTTGCCATTTACATCATAGTGACGGATAACACGATCAATTGTGATATTGTAGCGCTTCATGATGATTGATGCTAATACCATAGTGTTTTCGATTGTCTTATCTGTAATCTCGACAACTCCATTTTTAACTGAGTCGCACATTTCAATGCTGATGGAGTTGGCATTCTTACAAATATTATAAAGTGGATGATGATTAGACTGACATTTGCCCCCTACTGAATACGCTGCATAGTTGTCTGGCACTGACTGAGTAACGGAATCATCATCTACAAAATAGTGGGCTGATGCCTTCACAACGTTGTTGTGGAAATATTTTCCGTTTCCTTCGTCACTGTCTCCATCGTTAGAAGTATAGTGGATTACTAAATATTTGATAGTGTTTAAATCTCTAGCGCTTCCGTAATTGCTTCTATTCGCAATATTAGTCTTAAAAATATAACTCATGTTTATTCCTCCTCAAAATATGCACCGATTCCGTAATCGTTGGCGCACATATATTCAATTCTGCATCCTCTCGCTTTGTTCCAACCTTTGCAAAAATAAGCAATGTCAGCAGTAGCTAATAATTCAATTGATTTTGCAAGGCACACTAACGGCTTCTGATACTTATTGTTATAACTGTCAATAATTTCTACATCATCGCCGTAAATATTTTTTACCTTCTCGATTGCTCTTTTTCTATCTGCCTTGATTTCTTCTTCAGACAAATCTTTCATAGGTTGCGAAATAAATATTTTCATTTCTAATCCTCCTCATATCTGATAATAGGCGCCTTTGCCTTGATTACATTGATATCTCCTAAAGAGATATGAAACACATCTCCAGCGCTTGAAAAAGCACGGCATTCATAAGAAAGCTCGTTTCTACTTCTGCCTAGTGTATCTGTAGGATCTATTCGTGCAGTGATGACATTATCCTTTATGGTTGTTTCTTTTCTTCTTATCTCATCACCATCGATAATAACAAGAAGCGCCTTATATTCATTGAAATTAAAAGGCTCGCCATCAGACGAGCACGAAAATCTGATAAGATGTGTAGTTCCTTCAATCACATCTATATCACGCTTATTGCAATTCATTTATTCATCTCCTTCAAAAGGCGAAACCTTTCCGATATCTATATGCATTATGTTGCTTACTTCAATTTCAGCATCTAATGCAGTTTGTGCAGCTATATTGATATTCCTATGATCAGCATCTATTGAAGCATTAGTATGTGTATACTTGCTAATATCCACGTCAACGGTATGAGAGACTTCTATATCTATTTCAGTGGATTGTGCTTCATCTGGTCCTGAATAAAGATAAAGGGTGAACCATCCTCTACTCATCCTGACCACACTCCATCACTAGACTTTGCATAGATCCTTATGAGATAGTCACCATCACCCTTAGACAATTCTGTGTCCAACACACTTACTATTCCTATTTCGCCAGCCTTTATATTAGTGCCATTTTCTACAAGCAATCCTATTCCTCTTCCAGAAGATTCACCATCACGGGTTGCACGAGCCTCCCACTCAGTTACATCAATATTACAATGAAATCTGCAAATGCACTCATTTATTCCGAGTACTCTAGATATTCTATATTTATCAATGCTATCGATTGTCACAATAGGAGCCTCAGCTAGTCTGTAGGTAACTGTGATAAGACCATCAGTAAGCCATACATCTCCTATTGCGGCAAAAGAAGAACCCCAAGCATCACATACAATTGAATTAGTTAATGATGTGCCAAAATCAACCGTTATACTAGTTGTCTTTTTGTATGTATCTCCGCCGTTTACAGTGAATCTAACCGCGTTAGCATATGTGTAATAACAGTTGAATACGCCAGTGAATTTAGCAGAAACAACAATCGCATTAGAAGGCAAAACAGGAATATCCCATGTCACGTTTTCACGATTGTGTCCACTACCAGCTATATGAATTTTAGGCATTGTTGCTTCAGCGGTTACTGTATATTCCTGTGCCATATCGTTATGCTACTGACCAAGTACCGTGTGCATTCTTCACGAATACCTTAATGATCTTCTCACCATCACCGCTTGAAGCTGCTTCAAGATCTTTACCGTAGACTTTGCAAGAAATAGCCGTGCTAGCCTTAAATGTACCTGTTGCACTCATATTTGTAGAACCGTTGGCAGTACCGATCTGTACTCCAGCATCGTGAAGAGAAGAGTTTGAAGGAACAACCTTGATTTTATATTCAGTAAATGCAGCGTTAGAAGTGAAGCTGAATGTAGCCACATCCTTTGGTGATGTCTTTGAAATCTTAGAAACATCTGGTCCAATGATAGTAACGGCTGGTACTGAAGTATCTAATGTGATGGTAGCAGATGCTGCAACTGTCTCATTGTAAACATCATCTCTGACTTTAACGTAGACGGTCTTTAAACCGTCACCTGTTGAAAGAGTGACATTCTTAATATTAGCAAGGGTTTCCCAAACCGCATCTGATTCCTTAGCAATACCATCGATGCCCCAGACTTTCATCTGATATCCGTCAGCAGATTCATCAGTCACGTTTACTGCGAGCTGTACTGTCTTATTTGTAGTATATTGAGACCCATTATTTAACTTGATAGTCAGCCCCTGAGGAGCAAGAGTATCGAGTGTTAGATTAAAGTAACTTGCCATGATTATTTCTCCTTGTTAATAGCATTTTCAGCCACTTCTAAACCTTTTGTAAGTACGGATGGTACGTTATCCCCTGCTTCAACGAAATTTTCAAGAATACTGCGTAACTCATTGATAATGAGAGATGCCAATGTGAACCATCCAACATAAGTAGTAATTGTTAGATCAACATTGATAGTCTGACCAATCTCAATAAAAATCGCTGATGCGAGAAAAGCAACGAGTACCATTAACCAGTACCCTAACTTTTTCCATACACCACGCACTCCCTTGGCGCTGTTGTCTTTGCCTGTCAGTCTTGATTTTCTAACTCCTGTAATATAGTCGATAATATTCAAGACTAAAAAACCAACAAATAAAAACCAATGTGTGCCTAATGCAGCGGTTAACACTGCTACAATAGTGCCCCCTACTGCATTAAGAGTGTCCATATATTTTAATGAAGTATCGTATAATTTCATTTTATTACCTCTTTCATATTTACATGTTCTCAGCGACGATCCAAGCGTCTAACTGAATTTGAGTGATATTTGAATAACTTTGATAGTTATTGTGAGCAGAGTTACACTGCTTGAATTGCATATACAACTCGTTACCGTTTGTTACGTTGAATTTGACAGGAACGTCAAAGAATCCACCGTTAGCCTGTATGATTGCATTGGCATCCGTATACCCCATGTTAGGAGCTCGCCAAGGAAATGCGTTAGTACGAACAGGAGTGTATAATTTAAATCCATTAGTTCCGTTAGAATTGAGATGATTGACCGATTGATCAAATATAATACGATATATGTTTATGTCACCTAAACACTGTCCGTATATTGTTCCTGTAAATGTGCCACCATTTAAACCTACACTCAATTGTCTCTTATCAATCGCACTGCTGCCTGTTCCTAGAATATACCCCTTTAGATACTCGGCAATGTTTTCTAGCCCCCAATCATTCGGATGGATTCCATCCGAACTCATCATATTTTCAAAAGATAGGATGTTTTCGGCACCCGGTACTAACATAAAAGGCTGATTTGTATAGCACGCTTTTGATGTGTATGCAGGCATCAATTTATATCTTAATTTAAACTGATTATTCCTATCTTTGAATGCAACCCCAAAAGGCGCAAAGTGAACAACTGCATTTGGATATGTACTCTGTACATAGGATATCAGTGTATCAATGTTGGATTTAACAGTGTCAATTTTATCAGCATATGCCAATTCATTGTATCCTCCCCCTATCAATACATCAGTTACCATTTTTTTATTGCTCACCTGAACACCTTTAAGAAGAGTCAGATAGTTATTGGATGGATTAGAAAAGGATGCACCACCTTTATGATTGATATAGATGTTGTCTGCAGAGAAGTGGCAATTCACTAATTTATTCTTAAGTCTGTCACACCATCCTGTGGCATTTCCATCAGGAGTATAACCATCTCCATAACTGTCACCAATAAAAATCAGTTTTCTTTTGCTTCTGTCTTCTAGATTCATCTTAGTTCCTACCACCCTTTTTCCATCTCCTGAATAGGCAATCAACCCTTCTTCAATGTTATCATCAGTTACTGTACTGTCTGATATATCAATCAATGTATTGCCGTTATATATGACCTTGTTGATGCTCATATAACCACTCCTATGCGATTGTTACTGTAGTTCCGCCAGCAGAGTTCTCACTTTCTGCGTATGGAATCGGATTAACAGTAACCTGTGATAAATAGTTATATCCCGTATCGGGCATGATTGTTTGCGCAGTTGTACTAGGTGTCACTGTCTTCTGTTGAGGTTTAGCACCTTCTGTACCCGACATAGTACCTTTGATGCCTAGGATTGTTACTCCATCACGAATATTCGTAGGAATAAGTTTAGCCTGTTCAGCAGTAGCAATCTGAACATTACCAGAACCATCGTGGAACCCCTGAGGAATCGTATATACCTGTGCCTTGGTTGTGATGCTTCCTTTAACAGAACCATTGTTCTTCATAGTACCTGTTAATTTAGTACCTCTAGCGTATGCAGTTTTTCCAGCTAGCATTTCAGCAACTGCCACAGTCGCATCACCAGAATCTACATCAAATGTACAAGTACCAGTGACTGTGGCACCTGTCTTATCATGAAATGTTAGATCCTTCAATACTTTGTCTGCTGTAGCAGTGTCGCCTGTCAAGTCGATTAATGTCTTGCCACCATAGACGACCTTATTTATATGTTTAGTTTCTGCCATGTTATAATTCCTTTCCTATATAAACTGTATTTCCACCTTCATCGTTTGATGTCTCGAAGAAGGGGATTGCACTAATAACCACATCTTTTTTCATTAACTTATCTTTAGTATCTAGTTGTTGTTTTTTGATTGCTGGAACAACCTCATACTCTCCTAAATAAGCATCATAACTTTTGTCAACTTCAAATAAATCATCATAATGGAATTTAAAGCCGTTTTCCATATCATGAACTTTAAATTTAAAAGATGCGTCATTAGTATGAAATTTTAACCTGAATCGAATATCATTAGACCTAAATTGCACATCAGATCACTCCATCTTTTAAGATCTTATCAACATATATTTTAATGATATCTGATGCGATAGCTTCACCATCTCTTGTAATTCCTCTCACCTGTGCTTCTGCCTGTAGATTCTCTTTTAATTTAAGAGTTTCTTCCTGTGTAAGGTGTATTTTTATCTGTCTTCCTTCAAGCCCTTCACATTCAATTTTTTTATTGAGCATAATTCGTTCATTTTGAGCAATCGTGAAATAAGCGTAAGAAAGTGTAGATATATCAAAAGGAAACTCACATGTTATTGTTGGTGATGTACCTCTAATCATATGCATCACCTCCTATCTAAGCATCATGTGACTGCCTGATAGCCATGTTCCTTTAGGAACAGTGCAATTCTTCATAGAGAATACACTGAAACCGTTTTTGTTTCTATCATACTTGAACATGATTGGACAGTCTGGACTAACAGAAATATCAAACATGAAAGCTGTATGGGTTTTAAGAACATTTTTCATTGTAGAATCATTTCCGAATTTTTCTCCATCGGCGCCACCAGTCATGTTCCATGCATTGGTGAGTGTGCCGTACCAGCAGAATTCCACAATAGTATCATTCCATTTAGCCTCTAACGTAATACCATTCTTGACATCGAGAACATCATGCCCATAGAATTTTGTTCCGCTTTCTTGTGTATTTACCTTATTAATAAGTTCTCTCATACTCATATATTCCTGACATTTACGCTCAACAGATGTGATATTTAATCCATCTAGATGCACCGCATATAACACTAAGTCTCTTGTGCCTGTGCCGCTGTATATGTCGGTCTGATTGTATGATGGTTCTGCTCCACCTGCTGGACCTTTAATGACTGTGAGTGTATGAGTCTCTTTTGTGCCTGTGGTTGTAAACCTTGCTACAATCAAGTCAGTACGTTTCACACCGCTCGAACCGTTTTCAATACGTACTGTTTCGCTGCCAACGATTCTCATAAAACGACCATAGTTGCACAGGATGCCGTCATTAATCTTTATTTCATTGTTGGAAACAATTTCAGCCGTCATTCTACTTCCAGCATGTAAAACACCTTGATAGTCATATAGCGCTAGATACATATAGCCATGTAGCTCAGCGCTGACTTCAGCATCTGTAATATTAATATTCTTTATCACTTCGCATCACCTACCTTGTATGAGATTTCAATATCATCATCACTAATCTTGATTATTTTTTGAGTTATCGGCTCCTTGAACGATATGCCTGTAATATTTTCTTTTGCTCCGACAATGTCAAAGAGTTCTGCATCATCAGCATCAAAAGAGATTTCTAGCGTATCGCTCTCGTTTGCTTCTGCTACCTTTTCAGTCGCATTCTTGATTAATTCATCACGTTTTTCAACATTCACGTCCTCATGTTTATAGGTTTTTCTGTCTAATCCAGTATATGTCTGATTGGATTCGGACCATGAGCCATCAGACTGTAGATATAGATTAATTCTTAATCTATTCAGGAGTTCACCTTTTCCCAGACATAAAATATGATTATATGGCTTAGATTCGGTCTTTACTGTCATATCTATCTGATAGTCATTGTCATACTGTAGCGTGTTGCTTAAATCGTTGATTTTTTCGGCATATAGATGGATTTTCCCATCAACACGATGCCTAATGCACAATCTCGCATTACTAGCGCCTAATGCTTTCTCTAAGGCTTGTAAAAGATTTATATCTCTTACATCATATTTAACGTTGATATTGCTAGCGCCTATGTTATCGACTACAAAGAGATTGCTGAACCTACCATCAATCAACACATTGATGCATGTGTTAGCTTCACCATTTAAAGTTAAATACGCGCTTCCTGCTGGAGGCTGTACATATTCCTTTTCCAGTAATCCTCTAAAAGTTACTCCAATCATAGTGATGGTATTGTCTGATGTATTAATCTTTAAACGCTGGATTACTCCACCAATTTCTGTATTCTCTTTGTAAAAAAGAGACCCAATCGTAAATAATGGGTCTCTATCTTCTAGTGACAAAGTTAATTCAAAATCATTCTTAGATACATCATACTTTCCTATCTCAATGTCAGCGTTGAAATGAGTGAGGTATCCTAGTTCGTTATAGTTAGCATCTGTATAGATATATTCTAATCCCACCTAGGCTCACCTCTTCTTTCAATCAAGACTATGTCAACTTTTTCAACTCCAACTGTAGTTATGTCAAATGAGCCTTGAGGTATCTTCTTAAAAGCATCATATGACTTGTTACGTGAATTGAATATGTTTGACTGCATTCCATTAGATGAATACTTTGTGATAGTCTTCTTGAATGTGTCAATCTCTGCATATTCTTCAGCATTCAAGGTCACATATAACTGATAAGTGTTGTCACTGATATTGACAATAGGATTCGTGCATCTTCCATAGATTCGCATAATCATGTCCGTATCAGTAAATGAATCATTTACAACATTTACTGTTTTTGGGACTGAATACGTAAAAGGATACGTGAAAGGATATTTAGTGACAGTTCTCGAACTGCTGGAGCTGAAGTCAGCGGTGTAGGTTGTCTCTTTAATCCAATAAGAGTCGTCTGTAGTGATTTCAACACTTAAATATAAGAGTCTCTTGTCAATTAGATATTTGCTTTTAGTGGACTTGATTGCATAGCAATAATATTTATAACCATTGATTTCAAAATATCCTTTTTCTTTTTTTAGTATGTCTATTTCAAAATGCTCATAAAATTGGTTTTTAATCTCATTAGCTTTCTGCTGATCAACAAGGAAAACAAAAGGAATTGTCTTAGTGACAACCCCTTTATAAAATCCTGTAATCCTATTGTTATTCGTTTTAACGCTCCACTCAAAATCACGTAAATCACTATAATTTGCAAAGATACCAAGAGAAGTAAAGTCTAGTGTTTCATTGTTTGAATTTGTATGTTTAATTTTATCCAGCATATTTTCTCACAATCCTTCCTACTTCTCTGCCATCTAACATAACAACGAAAGAGCCGTCATTTAAAGCTTTTACGATAATATCGTGCATTCTATCTTCATCAGACAATAAAGCGATTATTCTGTGTAACGCTTCTAGGATTTCATCAGCTCTATTGTTAGATGCCTGATTAATCATCTTCATTAATGTATCTCTTCCAGCCACAACTTCAGCACCTGCTTCTCCAGCACCTAACATATGACCATTAGACATTCCAAAGATAGTTGGAGCATCCAAGATCATTGGGTTATCCATCGCTTGCGCATACCATTTAATGCCTAGTGATGGGATTTTACCCTTTAATAAATCCCCAACGTTCCAGCCGTTAGGTTTGATATTAAAATGAGGTAACGGAATATGAGGCCAAGAAATCTTAAAATTAAAAAATCCTTTAATCTTATTGATGATGGCTTTCACAAAATTAGCAGCAGCACTCATTGGAGACATGATAGCGCTCTTGATACCATTCCAAACACTTGAGGCATGTGACTTGATAAAATTAAACCCAACTCTAACACCGTTCTGCAGTTCTCCTATAATCGCCAATACTTTAGTCTTAGCGCTAAAAATAGGACTTTGAATTACATTCTTGATGTTGTTGAAAATGCTTGATACATGACTTTTTAGACTGTTAAATAGGTTCTTTGCCGTGTTGACAAGCGAGCCACCCATACCACTGATACCTTTAGCGATTCCACTAATAAGGCCTTTTCCTAAGTTCCACCAATTTATTGCATTCCATACTGCAAAAATGGCATAGATAATTTTAGGGATATTCGCGATTAATGAAGGAATTGCCATTACTAATCCTTTAATGATTTCCGCAATAATCTTAATTCCCCACACAAAAATAGTCTGTGCACTGTTAGAAAATGCATCTGCTAGGTTCGCTATGATAGTAGGCACTTTAGATATTAAAGTAGGAAGTGAACTCATTAACCCTTGAACTAAAGAAAAGATTAATTTCATTCCGACACCTACTAAGATGGGAAGATTAGTTAATATCATCTGTGATAGCTGAATTAGAATATCAAGAAATCTCGACAAGAACGAAGGCATATTTGAAGATATAGAACTTCCTAAACTGTCAATTATTTTCGCGCCTATCTGAATAATAATAGGAAGACTATTTATAATAGCGTTAGTAAGCGCCGTTATCATCTCTATTCCTTTTGCAGCTATTGAAGGCTTCCCACTGTCAATAGATTTTAGGAAACCATCTACTATATTCGCATTTCCTTTCAAGAATTGAGGAATCTTATTGAATATATCTGTTAATTCTGAAAAAATCGGTTCCAATATTCCTGGGAGCGCACCGATTAGCCCAGCCACTAAATTGATAGCTGCAAGGATTAATGATGGTGCTAAATCAATAATCGTATTCATCAATTGCGGAGTTATCTGTATTAGTGCATTAGGTAGTGCATTAAATACTTCCTTGATTTTTGGAGTCACGTTTTTAGCGAGAGTTCCTAAGCTGGTAGTGAACTCACTGATAAGCGGTCCGACTGCCTGTTTAGGGTCTGCTAAACCTGTTAAAAGGTTATCCCATGACGCTTTTGTCATCTTCATAGCACCGTCGATGGTTTTCATCGCTTCTTCGCCAGTAGTACCAGTTATTCCGAGTTTGCCTTGAATAGCGTTAATTGCTTTGTATACATCACTTAAATTATTAATATCATAATGTATACCTGTCAGTTTTTCGGCGTCCTGTAAAAGTCGCTCCATTTCTGACTTAGTACCACCGTATCCCAATTTTAAATTCCTTTGTATTCATGTAAGGTCGTTAATCTTACATCGTTCTCTTATGAACTGCTTTATATCACTATAAAGAGTAGACTATCTCTTGAACGATATAATCGTTCCCTCGCACTTCCAATCACTTGATTGTACTCTACTCACTTTCATAACATTTATTATGTGCTTTCGATAGTCGTTACACCTTACTATTTCTAGTCTTGGCACGGTATTGTCTTTTCTAAGAGTTCCACCGTTTTCACGAGGTTTTAGTTGAACTATTTTGTTAATCCAACATTGTGTAGTTCTGCTTTGAGAACCCCTGATAAGCGTTTTGGATATCTTCCATGTTGGTACCCATCTTATTCGCATTATCAGCCATATCAATAACAGCCATATTAGCAACCTTAGCCGCTTCTGTCTCATTGGCTGTTGATTGCTTTAATGCTGCAGCGAAAGAAGTAATAGTGTTCATATAATCATTCGCACTCATTCCAGCCGTCTTATATGCTACTTTTGCATTATTCATAACGTCCGTCTGTGCCTGTATCAACTGATCATATTTTCCTTTCGCTTGTCCGACAGTCTCGCCGATTGATTTAGCGTACTTCTTTAGGCTCATGCCCTGAGCACCAAATAAGGTTTCGACACCACCAGCTAACTGCTCATACTCCGAATAAGAAGATACAGCAAACTTAGTAATAGTACCTATTGCAGCACCTGCTGCAGCAACTCCCTTAACTGCTAATTTTCCAATCTTAGGAGCGAGTTCTCCTATTTTGCTAACGTGCTTTTCTAGTTTGCTCGATTCGTCTTTTGCTGTGTTAGTTGTATCTTTTAAATCTTTCTTTGTCTTATCGACACCTTTCAGTCCGATAATACCAAAGAGTTTAAATAATTCTAACATTTATTTCCCCCTCTCTTTTTCTTAAAGATTAGGATTAAAACTGTTAAGAATTTCATAGGAGTCATTTATAGTTGTTTCCATCTCTTCATCTGTCATTGTTTCAGACGTTTCAATTCCTGTGTTTTTCTTCCACTTAGCCATCATTTCATTTTTAAAGTCAGCAAATGACTTGTCATAAACTTTTGATTTCCAAATATCATATAGTTTTTCATCTGACACATTGTCAGCAAGCTCGGAAATGAACTCTGAAAAATTAGAAAAAGAGATCATGTTATCAATCAGTTCCATGGGGTTGGAATATCTCTTGTAGACCAAATCCATGAAGCCGACTTCTCCTATTTCAGCAATCCAGAAACAACCTTGTAAAAATCTTTGAATTCATCTTTTTGAAAGATTTCAATAATCATCTGTGCAAGTTCTGCAAGTGATAAGCATTCAACCTGCTTTCTATTTAGATTACTTACAGCTGACAAGAATTCAAAAACTTCATTTTCACACTTGCCAATGTTTTCAAAAATGACAGAGACACAAGAAAGAATGATATTGAAACCAACTTTTTCAGTTAGTTCCTCTTTTGATAGTCCTTCCTTATTCTCTGCTAGTTTAGCAATCTCATTTGCATTAAAGCATTTTTTGAATTCCATAATGCCAAACTTATTGATTAGTTTAATGATTAAAAATGCATCTGTTGCTTTTAGTTTTCTTAATTTATATTCCATAAATAACTCCTTTCAATTCTTAATAATGGTTATGCAGCTACCGCATTAGGGTAATAAATGTGATAAGGTAGTATATTCTTATCAGCCTGTTCTAATTCTGCATAGCATTCAAATTCTGCTTCAGGTACTACCATCTTTTTATTTTCGCCTTCAACGGAAAGTCCTGATGTACATAAAGCATTATCAAAAATAACAATGATTGGAGTTCCATCAATCTTCTTTCCGACATACGCTAGATGTTCATAATAGTCACCTGTCTCAATCTGTGGCTTAGACACTAATTCTGTATATCCTGTTGCCGTGCTGTTTTCCGCTTCTTTAGCAAAGATAGACTTTTTAATAAAATCAGGAGTGATTTCTGCCATTTTAAATTTCATCTTGGCGCTTTCTCCGACTTTTAGAGTGCCACCAACGAATTTGACTGTTGCTCCATCAATATCTAAGTTTAATAGCTCAGGAGAAAAACTTACTGAACCACCGCCTGATGTAGCACAAAATAATGATTCTACAAAGTTCCATTTACCACCCTCATATTTCAAGCCTTTATGAATAGTTCCAGCACCTAACATAATGTTTTCAGGTGTTTTGGCTGTAATCCCACTTGAAGGAATGATTTCATTCGCCATATATTTATACCTCCCATTCTTGGATTGTTAAATTAATCTGTATTTTCTGCAATTCTATATCGTCTGTGCGAATCGGCATTGAGTAGTCATAATGTACGGCTATGCCTGCTCCGTTCGACAAGATAGCTCTCTTATCCTTGAGAGCCTTTTTAATAATTTCCTTTTGCTTTTCTAGTTCTAAGTAACTGCCTCTTGTGACACCTGTAAGAATAAAAGTGGTTCCTTGGTAATTGGTCTCTGCACTGTATTCATTTTCTAAGTACTCGCCAACCCAATAAGGATATTCAACCTTATCAGTCTTGTAATAAAGAAAATGATAGTTCACAAGTGGTTTTAATGTCTTAGAAATAAATTTCAAGCCTTCTGGTGTCATTTTCCAATATCTCCAAAGATTTCCTCGGCTCTTGCTTGAATCTTTTTCTTAGAGGAGTTCTTGGCTTTCTCGAGCGCTCTTGATGGTGCTTTTCCTGTAGTAGTAACCCACCCATATTTAGGGTGTTTATATTTCCACTTGGTTTTTCTACCATTGCCTTTAAGAGCGTACTCACCTGTGCCGAATTCTTCCCATATAGCATTCTCTTCTGCTGATCCAACAATACCGATCATATTGTCAGCATCTACCACGTGCTCCCACGAGTTTTTTAACTGACCAGTGTCCACTCTGGTGTTTCTTTTAACTTGTGACTCAAGTCCTCCGCTTGCTTCTTCCAAAAACTTTAAAGCTGCATTCTCAATTTCATCGATTATAAACATTGAGTTATCTTCAAACTGTACGCTCATCTTGTGCTCCTTTGTACTGTAGATAGATTTCTAAGTGTTGATGTAAATTCATCGGATCATCAATAAGAGTTACATCATAGACTTCACCATTCACAATCAGTCTTGAGTTATCAGCCTTATAGCCTTTTAAATCCTTATAATCACAGATGAAGATATGAGTTGACTCCTGTACCTTTGCATTAAAGTTAGTGTAATGACTATCACCGCTTGATAAGTCTAAGAAGCCAAACAAAGAGATTGATTCCGCATAATCTTCAATGGGCTCACCAATATCGTTGAAAGAATAGATGCACTTTTGAAGAGTTGCTGTAATGTTTCCACCTATCATATTAGAATCTCGCTTTCATATAAGGCTTTAGGAAGCCTGTGAGAGACTTTGGATAGCCAAGAGAGGAATTATCCCCATCCATATTAAAATATGTAACAGAGTGTCTAGAAATCGTTTCTGACTGTACTCCGACCTTGCTTCTATTCTCTTTGTCCCATTTCATGAGGTTGATAACACCCATTTTAATGTCGGCAGGATATTCAACTTTAGTACATAAGACACGAACCTCATTATTGACAGGCTTGTCAACCACAAAGTCATGCTCATTTGCTTCTGTAACAGTATATAGAGCATCGTTAAAAGATGAATTAGATACCTGTACAGTGTCACCAACCTTAAAAAATTGAGGACCATTAAAAGAAAAACGACCGTCTGAAATATTGGCGGTCGTTCTAAAATTGCGCATTTGGAAATTATTATTAGTGTATTTTCTAATCATCAATTCTAAGGCTTCTAATTTCATCTTGATGATTCCGTCAGATTCATCCGTATCGTTCAAAAGCCTAAATTCTTCAATTGTCATGATCATAGAAAATCACCTCTTTTCTTATTTTTTAGCATTGCCTTTTGGCTTGGCTTCTGTTTTTGGTGCTTCTGAAACTGCTTCAGTTTCTTCTTTCACTTCTTCTACAGTGTATCCATGTTCTTTGAACCACTGTGCCACCCATTCGTCATATACTTCAGCCTTGCCATAAGCAAACTGAACACCTGCAGCACCGATGCCACAGTAGTCTTCAATAGGTGTCTTCACTTCATAATGTTTCTTTTTATCCATAGTCATGCCTCCTATAAGATTTTAACGTTTCTTAATACTCCAGCGCCTTTTGTATTCTTTAAGGCAACACAAGCAACCATTTCAACTTCGCCCTTCTTAACTGCTCCTGGAGTGTTGAAATCAGGTAAATAAGTATTCACTCCGCTAGATCCTGTTAAAGTAACACCGTGGAATCCTTTCTTTACATCGAACTTAACAGCATAGATATCTGTTAATCCTGTCACACTTGCTTCAGAACCAACTTTTCTAGTCTTTAATCCGATGATAGGAGTTTCAACAGCTGTTTCTCCTGAAGCAGTTACAACGTCTCCTAAATCAATTAATCTTACTTTATTTTCTCCAATAGTAGTAACGACACGGCCGAAAGCTTCTTCGCTTTCTGTCTTATATCCTAATACTCTAGCGACAGTCTGAATTTTAGACTTCATATCTTCATTTACAAATAAAGCATCTGCGCCTGTTCTATTGATTAATTTGATTAATGCTTCATAGAATACACTGGCATTTTCTTCTAGCTTAGCCATTGTTGATAAGTCATAGTAAGCGCCTGTGTTAAATTCTGTTGTCTGACCAACTAAGAACTTGTCTAAACCGTCAAAGGTTTCAGAGTTAGTTGCTGAATCTCCATTGATCATAGCATTGTGGAATGTTCCAATTGCTGAGATGACCTTTTCATCAATCTGGTATGCCATGTTATCGTACATGCCTTCTGCATCCTTGATAACACGGTCAATTTCAAAAGCGCCACCGAATACCTTTAGGTTAACGGCTTTCTGTTCTAATTTTGCTTCGCTAGAAGCATATTCAGTATTTAAAGCACGGAATGCAGTGTTAGAAGGTAATTTAGTCTGTACATATCCATATGTTAATGTAGAGCCTCCACTTGGTGATACTGCATTATCGAATGGTAATAATTCTAATACTTCGGAATGTCTGATAAATGAGTCAACTACCTGTTCAGCGACTTTGTCATGCATTCCGACTTTCATATCTTTTAATAAAATTGGCATATATTAATCCTCTCTTTATTCTTTGTTTTCATATCTGTTTCTGATTGCTCCTGTCAATGTGGTTGGTTCAGGAGTATCGTCGGTTTTGCCACCTGGTAAGTTATTTTCATCAATTTTCTTAGATGTTTCGGCTTCGAACTGATTAGGATAAATAGTCTTTAAATTCTTCATTTTTTCATCAATGCCTTTTAACTTGCCGTTTTCGTCAAGTTCAGCCTTAAAATCACTGTCATTACCTAATTTAAAAAGTAAATAATCAATGTCGTCAGCCTTGGCACCAGCTGAAAGAAGTTCAATCTTTAATGCTGACTCTGTCTTTGCTTTTTTTAGTTCTTCCTGCTGATTTCTGATAGTTGTCTCAAATTCTGCAATCTTAGCAGCCATATCTTCGCCTTTTCCGGCCGATTCTTTTAGACCTTCAATAAGTTTCTGAGCGTCCGTTAAATCGGTATCTTTCTTATTTAATAATTCCTCAAGAGCCGTATATTTGCCTTTATCAACGTATTTACCACTTGCTAGATTTGCAATCTTAATCTGTTTATCCCTATTCGCTTCATTGCCGTTATATGCATTTACTGCATTAGCCACCTGTTCAAATAACTCAGTGCCTAGAATATCCTTAAGAAAATCCATGTAATACCTCTCTCCGCTACGTTTTTAAATCTAGTGTCTTCTAGTGCGGTCGCAGTTTTAACATCATGCTGGATGAATTTTATAAACCTTTTAAATGCCATGTCCAGGGCAAAATAAAAAGAGCCTACGTCTAGCCTCTGTTTCTATTTCTGTTTAATACATTGTTTTTATTCTTATATTGTGGTGGATCATGAGAAAGTTCTACTGTTTCATAGAACTCATGACCGCATATCATGCACTCATAGTGCGTTTTTCTGATTGCACAGCCTCTGTTTTTATCGAAGTATCTTCTTAATTCTACTTCAAAATAACAGTGCCTGTGTGGTCGTAGTCCTTCAGACATTAAATACCTCCTTTCAGAGTAAAATAAAAACGGTTCTGAGGAACCGTTTAAATAACTTCTACTTTCTAAACATTAATAGTATTTCTTCTGTTGGCTGATCCAGATGGTGTTCTTGTAAATATTTTGTCAAACCACGCAAATCATACGGCACCGGTTTTGTACTACACTTTTCACCATCTTCTAAATCCCCAACATATATGCCTTCGAATCCATCTTCTTCTGTCGGATCTGGTATTGGCTCAAATTTATTCTTCATCATTCATCCCTCCAATTGCACTTTGCTAATAACTCTTTTGCTGCTGCGGTATCTAAATAAAAATCATAGCCACCTACATATTTTGCACCTATTTTACTAATATAATAATTTAGTAATTTACTATTTGCAGCCTTGCTTTCAACATAACCATCATAACCCTCATCAAACGAGGCCTTTGCTGCAATAGCAAATAAATGGGCACCGATTCCTTTATACTCTTTATCTTTCGTTAAATGGCCGTTACTTTTAGGATTGGCGACTATCCAATGAATCTTTATAGTTAAATTTTCATGCACAGGTTTATACGCTATAAGCCCTTGTATTTCCTCGTTACCTTCTGCGAATATAGCTTTTATGATCTGATCATGTGGAACCTTAGTCCAATTAATGACCCATCCGCTTGTCTTATTATATCCTTTTAATTCACTTCGTTTCATTTCTTTCACAGTAGTATTAACCACTCTGCCTGTTTTGCATTCAATAAGGCAAGGCGCGAACCCATCTATTTCTATGTTTATATTACCATCATCATTTGAGCTTTTCAATCTGTTCGATGTCATCAAGTATTTTTCTCTAAAGTCTCGAAAATCATCGCTCTTATCAATCCCATAATACTCAGCTCTTTCTTTAAGTGTCTTCAGTTCATCAGCATCTAAAGCCCACCTAGCACGTTGAAGGAGTGCACATCTACAGTTTACATCCTGTGAAGCAATCCCAAAGCCACCAGGATACATAACCTCCATGTCATCAACTACAAAAGGCTCGTCTATTTCTGCAAGCTTCCCATCAAGAACTCTATGAAGCGGTCTAGTTCTTCCGTCAAGTGTAGCATCCCACTGCTTGACTACTTCACAACCTTTGGCTTTTGCTGCATGCTGTGCATCATTGGCACCAAGAACCTGTATTCTATGCCCTTCTGTTCTAGCAATCCTCATTGCTTTGTTAAAACCAATATTAGATGCTCCATCTATGTTTCTAGCAATGTGTGCATAAGACGAAGATGTGGCTATACCTCTTGAGATATGCTTTGCAATCTGCTTTTTGAGGACTCCAACATCAATACCCATTCTAGTATACAGTGGTACACTCAATTTAGTATTTAATGTCATAGCCCTTGTGACTTGCTTCTCATTGATAGGAGTAATTAGCGGTATGCCTTGGCCTTGAATATCATACATAGTTCCGATATATCCTGTGTAATAGGAATCTGTTAGATATCTTGTAATACTGTCATAAGAATCAGCGTTTAAATTCCCAATCAGTTCATCTAACTGCTTTTTGAGATTTTCTTGAAACTTCTTCTGATATATCTGAGATTGAAGCAATGATTTCTGCTTTTCATCTAATTCATCAAATACAGAAAGGAGTAAATCAATCTTACCGTTTGAAATCCTTATTTTCTGTTCTACTTCTTTGGCTGCATCTTCATATATCTTTTTTAATTCCTTCAGAAGCTTCTTCTCTTCTCGCAGTTTGGCTTTTTCAACTTCTAGCTGTCTCTTATTCATCTAGCACCGTATTGTTTAACGTATCGGTCACATCATCTACTTGCTCGTACGCTTCTTTTGGCTTTGGGAGTTTATCTTTGATTTCTTCATAATCAATATCCAACTGTTCACAAATCAATTTAACAATAGTCTCGTTATCGATTACTTCAGCAAGTGAAAGAATGGTATTAATTTCAGTCTGTCTCTTCTGAGCCTTTAATAATTCAATCTGTGCATTGTCTGATTCATTTGTTATGATTTCTTTTTCAAAGCTGTAATAAACATCATCGATATCATAATCGGTCTTATTGTTCTTGTTGATTTCCTTTAGAACAACCTCAAGGATGTTATCCAGGAACTCCTCAATCCTTGCCTGCAGCTTATTACACTTAAGATCTAGAAGAGCGTATCTTGATTTGATTACTACGTTTGTAACATTGCCGTCACCTACCTGTGCAGAATTAAAGCCCATGCCAAAACGATAGATATTTTCTTCATCCTTATCCATGTTCGCAACTCTCGCTTGATAAGGTACTTCAACAGTATGAACTTCAAGCCCTCCACCTTCTGGAACTCCCATCATCTTCTTTGTTTTCAGATTAGTTTGTAATTCTTCAAAGTCATTCCCTTCAAAGCCCTTCACTATATAAATTGGATTGTCAAAGTCGGCTAAGTTATTGGACAAGCCACAAGCCATCATGTCATAATCATCAATCAACGACTTAATAGCCTTGACTCCTGAATGCTGCTTCTTGTTATTGTCTAGTCGAAAGAAAGGTATATAACCAAAATTCTCATAATAAATAGCATTGTCGCCATCTTTTGTATAAATAACGTGTGGTCTTGGATTGATACGTTTAGAATCGTCTAAAAGAAGTCTTCCGTTTTCTTCCTGAACATAGTAATATGTCTGATTTTCATCCCATACCTGAATACGTTTAATTGCTTTGTTATCTTTGGTCAGTTTATCAATGTACCAATAAATGACATATGCGCATCCATCATCAGTCTCTCTTTCTCTGACTTCAATAACTCCTAGAGAATCAGCACGCTCGAATGTTAATCTGCCTTTCTTGTTTACGTAGGCATACATATATTCAAAGCCTTTCGTGATAGCGCCAGTAATCACTTCACTAAGAGCGTTTTTGAATTTTCTATTGAAATACTTATTCAACTCTTTCTGAAGTTTAGTGTCATCTGAGTGAACTATGCCGTCTTTTCCGCTCAAGATATACTGTACTTCCTGGTCCACCAATTCACCAAAGAAGCCGTGACACTTCTTAACATTGGCTCTAGTTGTATCTTCGACTAAAACACCGTCCTGATTATAGTAGAACATTCTATAATCTAAGATATCGTGTTCAGACTCATAATAGCGTTCTCCGACTCTTGCGAGTCGTTTCTTTTTTGATGTCTTATCATCATTGATAAACTTCAAGATTTCTTCTTCTGTCAGCATTCAATCACCTCTTTTTCAAAGTCATCAGCTAAACCAACAATATGATCAGCATAATTTCCAAATAAATCGCACATTGTTTCTTCTGTATAGCAATCCATTGAGAAGCCTAAAGAAAATAAAAAACAGTGGCATAATTCATGTATCACTGTTCTTCTTGTTAACTCCTTAGACATTCCTTTTCGAATATAGATTGTTTGTTCTAGAAACTTCGTAAGGCCTAGGATAGTGTTATCACCGTCGTTTAAAAAGTCCTTATCGCTGTCGGCATATTCCATTGTCCAGTTGATTCCATTAATATTAAATTCCATGTAGTTGTCTCCTTTATAAAGTCCACTTTTTCTGAAGTATTTCGTACTCCATGGCGTATCTAGTTGCATCAATAGCGTGGTTATTCTTATCAGGAAAGTCGCCTCTGAGGTTACCGTCCTTATCTTTTTCAATCTCATATTCATTAAATTCCCTGTAAGCATTAGGACATCTAACAGGATCTATGATGATTGATTCTAAGTCCTGTAAGAACTTAATACCGTTTTTTACACTGTCAGGGCCTTTCTTGGCGCCTGTTATTTTTAATCCTAACAGTTTGAACTCGTTTATAGTTCTTGGTTCAGCTGAATCGGCAGTGACCTGATCGTTAAGCGGGTTAATCTCTTTGATAAGTTTAACGGCATCAGCATTTGACAGCCTAGTGCCATATACTTCATCAAAAATAAAAAGACGTCTGCGCGTCTTATCATAATTTGCTTTGATAAAAGCCAAAGGGTCACCAGCATAACCAAAGTCTAGTCCGAATTTTAATCTATCGAATACATCAATTTCTTCTTTTGTGATTTCTCTAATATCAAGGTTTGTGAAAACCTCACTACCTGTACCAGTTACTTCACCTAGATAGTCATGATTGTATTTTTCAATATTTGTTTTCTTAGTATGCTCTGCTTCAATTAGAAACTGCTCCCCAAGCCACTCAGGTGGCGCCTGTAAATAAGTTGTATGGGAGACATATGTATCATCCCTTTTTACTAGAACTTGCCTGTTGCACCAATTTCTTTGTGATTCAGGAGGGTTGAAAGAATAAAAGACACAATACTCATGTCCACCACGCAGAAGCGACTGATTAATATTGGTTATCTTGTCATATGTTTCGAATTCATCACATTCTTCATACCATACGTATTTAACATAACCTATATGGACCTTTGTTGACTTCATTTTTTTAGGTTCATCGGCACCCTTGAATATTATCTGCTGACCTGTTGGCATATAAGTCATTTTTAATTTAGACTCAGGTATTAACCAATCATCTTGAGCACCTAACTTATAGATGCCCCACTTAATCTGTTCATATACTGAATCTCTGAGAGTGTCTTTTACTCTTCTCATGATAACAGCGTTACTCATAACACCTCGCTGAGCATCTCTCATAATGCCTAGAGGTATCTCAACACCTATAAAAGAGGACTTTAAAGAACCACGGCCACCTTTTAACCAATAATGCGTGTAGTCATTGTTTTTTACATGCTTATGAACTTCATAGAAAGCCGGACCAATAGTAGATTTCAAACTAACTTTATTCATCTATATCATCCACGATTACTGTTTTACCATTAGATGTAATATCGACATTATCTTTGAACATACCGAATCTCTTTCCAAGAAGTTCTGCAGCTTTAAGCCTTTCCTTCTCATCCGGAGGCTTCTCAGCGACCTTCTGCATACCATTGCCACTCATCATCAATACCGCTGAGGCTGATTTCCCTCTGAGGACTGATGTAAGATACTCCATCACTTCTTGGATGTCAGCCGTGTTCTCATTATGAATTTCTTCAAGTCTTTTGCTTATATAATCAGAAATATCTTTCTGCTTAAGAAGTGTATTTGCTCTTACTGCTGCAACATTATCATTCTTGATAGTAGTGTATATCGTTTTATAGGCACGCGTCCCATTTAGATCTTTCAGATACTCATCTGCAAACAGTCTCTGTTTTTCTGTCATACAACTAATACACCTCCTTAATGATTCTTAATGTAAAAAGGACCAAACTGTTTAGCCCGGTCCTCTTATATATATTTCTGTCTAATACCATACTAGCACCCTTTTAAGTGCTGTGCGCTTCTGATTAATGCAGATTAATACAGTTTAATAAGAATTAATCAAGAATAATTGAAAGTTCTTTAATCGCATCACGCAGATAAGCAAATACAGATGTATTAGAACACTCCATGATATCAGCAATGTCATATATCTCTAAGCATTCTATGTATCGATAGAACAACACATCTCTTAGAGTCATATCTTCTATGCTTTCAACTGATGCTCTTATACTGCTCATTTCTTTAAGATACTTATCCTTCATCATGATGTAATCGTTATTTGTTTTTGGCTCTGCGTATGATCCTACTGAAGAATCATCATAAGGTATTGATTTAACATTGATTAGCTTGTTATCAATATATTCTATTCTATGCATCATGTTCTTGTAGTTTTTCAAATACTGTTTAGTTTCTTCTGTAGTCATCGATACACCTCCGAAAAATTATGCAGTCATCAAGATCCAAATAAGCACTGCTGCTATTATTATAATCCAAATCATCATATCCAATCTCCTTTAACCAGACATCATAATCATCCAAAGAATGATCATGAACGTAATGAACACAAATATCATCTTATGAACTCCTTCTTAATCAACTAATAGCATGATTGCGTGTCCTCTTGGCGAATCATTTACTTCAATATGAGTTACTAACATATCTCCAAAATGGTTATCCATGAATGTGTCACTATGAGTGATTTCCCATTTTGTGCCTTGTATAGAAAAATTCCAACTTTTGCATCTGATGTCAATGAGTTCATCTTCATCAACCCTTGCCAACACTTCATTAACTCTCATTTCTTAAAAATCCCCTTTCCTTCAGTTCAGCAATAGTCATTTTTCTTAGAAGAGGTTCGCTGTTAATTCTGTTAAAATCTTCAAGAAGTTCATTGTATTTTTTGTTAAGTTCTCTATTTTCTTTCTTTAATTGTGCCCAATCATAAGAAAGTTTGTCATGCCCTTCATAAAGATCATCATATTCTTCTTGCAGCTTCTCTTTTTCAAGCTGCATCTGTGCAATGTAAATTTTGGTTGCACATTCGACAATCGTACTTTTCAATCCGTCATAATCAAGGCCGTGAATGAATTTGTTATATGCTGAATCTGATACCATATCTAATATTTCTTTATAAATCACTCTCAACCACCTCACAGTTATTCAAAACCCCTTGAATTAATGTGGGTTCTGAGTCTTCCCAATTTGTAAATTGAAACAGATTACTAAAATCATATAAATCTAGATACCCTATTTTTTCACCACTGATAGTATTCCAAACATCATAGTCTCTCTTATGAGGACGTCCTTTAAACGCAATCACACGCTCATTTTTTTCTCTTGTGATATATCTATAATCTCTTTTATATAAATATCTTAAGATTTCATATTCTACTTTGCTCAGCTTAATAGGCTCTTTGTATTCTGATAAGAGCCATTTCATTTTCTCGAAAGAACACGTACCGTTATCAAACAAACACCCACGGCATTGCTCCACATCGTTGCATCTTGTAATTACAGTTGGATTGTCTGCCTTAAGCGCAAAATATTCGTGTTTATTTGTCACCGCCAATATTTCGTCTCGGTACTTTTCTGCGTTAATCATTATTGCTCACCTCGTTCTCTTTTATTTTTGAATCCGCAACTAATGAAAGATAGAACTCTAAGACACCTTTATGGATGTTTGGCGCGTTTCTATAGATGCTTCTACTATAAAGTTGCTGTAAACCGTATTTTGATGCAGCTTTTTCCCAAAAATCATACCCACCAATGATTAAAGCGTTTGTAATTGCCATTTTTAACGCTTCTTTATACATTTCAAGATGATGAATTTCACATTCTGAAATAAAATATTTATGTTTTAGTTCTGCGTTTTCTTCTTTTAAGTATTCTATCTTGTTTTCTAGTTCAGCCACATACTCAGAAGAATATGTGATTTCTTTTAAACTCTTTTTGTCCATATAATCACTCCTTACATTCCAAAAATTCAATAGAGATAATATTGCTTGCTTCAATGCCAATATCATCAATTCTGCCGCTGTGTTGTCTTTCAGCATTAAACACCCATTCATGGATAATTGAACTTGCTCTATTCTTTGAAATGCCAATGTTATATCCTCCGTAAAAATTACCTTTTACATATTTGGCTAAATTGTCATCTGAAGGAATAACTACGTATCTAGATCCATCTACTAGATAGATATTTATTTGTTTAATATTTTCCATCGAGAACACCTCTAATCTTTTCTAACTTATTAGTCAGTTCTCTATTCTGACATTCAGAAGATTCTAGATCATATTCTGTGTCCGCAAGAACGCTTTCTAAGTTGCTGCAGTACTTCTCTAATGCTTTGACGTAATCATCATTCAAACAAATCCTGCCGCTTCTATTGTCATAGCATAGAAAGTCCTCTTTTTTAGGTTTCTTCAAACCATCAACATCATACTTACTGTCTGGTTTTTTAATCCATTTGATGAAGTTTTTCTTTGAATAGAATGGACAGTCACCTTCACAGTCTCCGATGTCACAAGGAACGTTAACTCTATTTCTTGTTAGAGAATTATTAAAGTGTGAGCATGGAGCAATTCCGAATACTTCATCATCTGCCAAGAAGTCAGCGACTGCTTCTAGCTTCTGACTACTCACAAGTTCCATGCTTTTCTTTCTCCTTCATTAATTCTTCTTTCTGGATTGCTCTTTCTATTTCTCTATTGATTTTCAATTTCTGATAGTCTTTGACTTTATCGACATCTAAATACCCAAGACACAATAATTCAGTGATGCAAATTAACACATCAGCCACTTCTTCGTGCAAGTTTTCTTCATACTTGTCACGAAATCCATATCTTTTTACTTTTGTAATAGATTGGATTAGTTCAGCGCACTCTTCTGATGTAATAGTGAGAGTTAGATCATCACTATTAATATGTGCCACCTTATCCAATCCTAAAATTATGCTTTGTGGATATTTTAATAATTCCACTACTCTTCCTATTTCTTTAAACATCTCTAGCCCTCCAATACGAATGTGATCAACTGAGCGCCTAGAATACTAGCTAAAGTTTCAGCTTCTAATTCATCAGCAAATACTTTTGCCTTTTCTGCATTTTCTTTTAAAGTGACAGAATCACTTGATGTATTAGTTACATATAATTTTCCTAACTTTACCAGATATAATTTTTCCATTTGTTTTTCTCCTCTTTCTTAGGATATAAAGTCAGCACTGCATACTGCTCTTGTGCATATGCTTCATATCCTATAACTTGATATTCATTTTTATATTGCTCGATTAAATCCATTAGCTGCTGCATAGAGTAATAATCGACTTTCTTATATACATATTTCATAATTCCTCTAATGAGATGTAGATTCCTGGAACGGCGCTCCAAAATTTTTCAATTACTTCAGAAGCCACTCTTGAATCATTAGTATAGAATCCTAACTCTTCTAAGATGTCTTTTAACATCTTATTTAAATTATCAGTGTCGGGCTTTGTATATTTATATTCACCGTCAACTTTGTGACTTTTGTTTAAAGGAAAACACCATTTAACAATTAACTGGCAAGCGTGATCAATCGGAGCACTAGGAGCATAAGGTGCGATTGCATCTCTTAGTTTAACGTATGACTGTTTCTGTTCAGGGCTTTTATATACTCCATATCTTCCGATTCTATGCTCCTGTGCTGTAATTGTTGGCGGAATCATCTTTATAAAAAACTGCATTGTTCATACCTCAATTCTTTCAAAAATCACTATTTACTTGATAATGGAAATACATATAGGGGAGAGTTTTACAACTCCCCTATATTCGTATTTTCAATTAGCAATAGTGAAACTCGAATATATATATTTATATATAGTGTTCGAGTTACATGTTCGAATCTATCTTTTTGATAGTTCCTCTTAAATATTCAAAGCCTTCTAAAGAGCCTTTATTTATCCATCTAGGGATTATCTTACTTAAGCTTGAGTACGTCTTCCCCATCATCAATCCGCTTTCAGCAAGTTCTTTTACAGTGACTTGGCCGTCATGATTTAACTGTTCGAAAGCATTCAAGAATAATTCAATATTTTCATCTTGTTCTTTTCGCTTTGTCTCGTTCATCTTTTCGAACTTAGACTTTTTCTTTGAGCCTTCAGGACGGCACCCTTTTAGCAAGTTGCCATTATCCAAGAAGTGAATAGGATATTTAAAGAAGCAGTTGATAGGGTCAAAAGTAGCGAATTCTCTAAGAGTTCCAGATATCTGAAGGGCAGTAATATGTTTAGCTGCATCAACTTTTAATTCTGTCAGATACTGTAATTCGTTCATCTGTTCGAATCCAAGCATTTCAGCACAGTAATCATTCATTGCTTCAAAATCATGATCATCTGTTTTCTTAGTCTGATATATATAAGTTCTCCATTTAGGTACGTACTTATCAAGTACAGCGTGCATTGCTTCAACTCTTGCTTCATTAATAAAGTGTTCCTTGACTTCTTTATTCATATCCAATTCAATCATATCTAGCAGTGCATCAGGGTCTCTTGCGAAAACTCCTGAACCACTCGCACGGTCCATTGACTTCTTGCCACCCTGCGCTCCTTTAGAGTGATGATGTGCATATATAACAGAAGCACCAAGCGCATCAGCTATCTTATCAAATTGATTACAGAACTTAGCCATCTCACTGGCGCTGTTTTCATCACCAGTAATTACTTTGTAGATAGGGTCAACAACTACAGCAATATACTTTTTCTTTTCTGCTCGTCTGATCAGCTTTGGTACTAACTGATCTAGTGCAGGGGTCTTCCCTCTCAAGTTCCATACAAAGATTCTATTTGCATTGTTGGGAGTCAATCCTAAAGTCTGATAGACATCTTTGAATCTGTGAAGACATGAGGCTCTATCTAATTCAAAATTGACATATAGCACGTCTCCCTGTTTGCACTGCCTTCCCATCCATTTAGTACCCTCCGCAATAGCGATACATAATTCAATTAATGAGAATGACTTACCACTTTTTGAAGGGCCAACAAGTAGCATCTTATGTCCTTGTCTTAAGATTCCCTCAATTAATTCTTCTGCATAATCAGGAAGATTAAACAATACATCAGCCAAATTTTCTTCATCGGGTAAGTCATCATTCATTGACTCAACCCATTCGACCCAGTCTGACCAAGTCTCTTTTCCTGTGTTAGTTTCAATAATGAACTGCTTATGTTCCCCACGAACGCATCCAGGCATTCTTGAAAGTCTTGATGGATTCTTATTTTGGCTATCGACTTCAAGCCCGTTCTTATCGCATATTTTATATAAGTAACTTACACGTTCTCTATATTCTTTATTGTCTGAGGCATCAACCTTGACTATAGCGTGTATTGATTTAGCACCGCTATATACAACTGCAGCAACAGGCAGTTCTAACTGATGAATAATAGACAACTGCTTGCCAATATCCAAACTATCAGATTCTACAAGAGCGTATTTGAATGATGCTATATCAGTATTTCTAACACCTTCGCCATTTAATGGATTGAAACGAATCCATGCACCTGCTGCTTGATTGTAGTCTCCAATTACTGCTCCGATATCACCGTTACAGGAGTGAAGCCCTTCAACAATCTGCCCTGCTGTCATTCTGAAGTTTCCACGATTTCCAGGAATGAACTTCCCTTTTTCGTTTTCTATTGAGGAAACCACAAAACCAACATACTCGTCTGTATCGAATAGAGTAGTTAAGTATCTGATTAACTCATTTGCTGGATTCCAATTCGAATCACTAGGCTCATGTAGCTCAATACTATCTATAGAGTCCTTGTCTATGATATTGCCAATTTCATCTTCCCAATCAAGAACGCCCTCATTAGGATCTATTTTTTTTGGAGGAACGAAACCGCCTCTTTTAGCATAATCAAAGATTGTTCCACCTGTAACAATATCCCCTGCCGTTTCATTGAAGGAATTCCATTTTGTGAAGCACTCTCCTCTTTTGTATCTTTCTGAATCCTGAGAGCTCCAGGAATCCCAGTCACTTGCTTCATAGCCCTCATGCTTGAGAGCCATTCCAACATTAGTCCATTCCTGATAGGAAAGTTCAGAAGGGTTGATATAGTCAAGCAGCTCTAATAGATTGTATTGTTTCATTCTTATTCAACTCCTTCTGGTTTATAAGTAGAAGCTTGTATCCCTTTTGGAAGTCTCCAGTTATTTGTCGAAATTCTAGAAATCATTGAACTAGCATCTTTGAACTTCCAAGTTCCAACATTTCTAAATCCTCTTCTTTCAAGGAATCTCACTTGCTTCGGAGTTGCTAGTCCTTCTTTACTTCTTAACTTTAACCTGTCAATCAGCATTGAAGCATATCCAGCATTAGGAACTTCATTAGACTCGATTCCATGTGCCTCTAAGTATTTCAATTGCTTTTCATTCGCTGGAGCACACTCCCAACCGAAAGAAGGAACGTAATTCTGCAAGTCTTCAGCCTGTATGCTCATTGCATACTGCAAAGGGTCCACTAGCTTCTTCTTGCGTTTTCTCATTTCTTCTAGCTGATCAGCAAGTGCTTTTTCTCTTTCTTCTTGGACATCCTTCAAGGCTTCTTCTTCAACCTCTTGAATATCCATCTCAACTCCAACATTTTCTTCTAAGTTCTTAGTCATTTTTCTAGCGACTTCATCACTATTACAGATAAGTGAGGCTGGATGACATAATTCATGTCTTTCACTGTGCCAAAGAAAATCTAATAAAAGTAAATCTTTTTTTCCTGTCTGAGGTGATAGTCTTGTACCTCTTCCAACCATCTGAGAATAAAGACTTCTTACTTTTGTTGGCCTTAATACAATGACACAATCAACGTCAGGACAATCCCATCCTTCTGTTAATAACATAGAGTTGCAAAGGACATTGTATTTATTTTCTGCAAAGTCTTTTGTAATCTCATTTCTATCTTTTGAATTGCCATTTACTTCTGAGGCTTTGAAACCATGTTTATTTAAAATTTCAACAAACTTTTGAGATGTTGAAATCAGTGGAAGAAAAACAACTGTTTTTCTATTTTTGCAGTACTTTTCCATTTCACTGGCAATCCCCTCAAGATAAGGATCTAGTGCGCTACCAATATCACTCGCTTTGAAGTCTCCAGCGCTCATTGAAACGCTCGATAAATCCAAAGTAAGTGGTATAGTCAACGCTTTGATTGGCACTAGATAACCGCTTTTAATCGCTTCTGGTAAAGTATACTCATATGCCAATGTCTGAAAGTAAGAGCCTAAATTCTTCATGTCTCCCCTGTCAGGAGTAGCCGTTACTCCAAGAACTTTCGCACTGTTGAAATACTCTAGTACTTTCTGGTAGCCATTACTTAAAACGTGATGAGCCTCATCTATAATTATTGTGTCAAAATAATCTCTTGAAAATTTAGACAATCTTTTATCGCTCTGTAGTGTTTGAACACTTCCAGTAACGATTCGAAACCAATTGCCAATACAAGTCTGTTCAGCTTTTTCGACTGCACAGCCAAGTCCTGTCACTTTCTTAATTTTGTCAGATGCCTGTTCTAGCAGTTCGCCTCTATGTGCTAAAATAAGAACCTTATCTCCTCTTTTAACACAATCCTCAGCCACTTTTGCGAACACTATTGTTTTTCCACAGCCAGTAGGAAGAACGAGAAGGGTTCTTTGAGTTCCCTTCTCTTCCCACTCTGTGAATATGGCATCATGAGCCTTTTGTTGATAATCTCTTAACTGCATTATTTCCAGCTATTATTTCCCCAAGCCTGTGGCTGAGAAGGTGCTGGAACATTATCATTGATCACGAATTCTTTTACATTATTGTAGATTGCATCATTATATTCTCTATGAGAGATTTTAACTGTTCCTGTTTTTCCAATAATTCCGTTCCAGTCAGGACGGAACGGAACTCCTTTCTGTTTCATCCCAATACATTCAAAGAATTGAGAAATCTTCCACTCAAGTGATTTGTGAAGAATTAATGAAGTAGTCACTTTTACTTCTTTTCCTTCATAGTTGATTGTTAATGTGATGTCTGCCTTATTACACACAGGGAGTTTTCCATTACCTGATGTTTTAGATCTAACAAAATTATCTTTAATGATGAATTGATAAGTTCCAACAGGCAATAATGTGTATTCTTTGGCTTCGGCTGTGATTTCATCATCCCAACCCATAGCGCCATCATTTTGAGGTGCTTGGTTGAATCTGTTCTGATTGAAGTTGTTTTGATTGTAGTTATTAAAATTGTTATCCATTTCTTAATCTCCTTTTAAAATTGAATTTCTGATTCTATAATAAAATCTTTTAGGTTGCTCCAATTGCTGGCAATGAATTCCCAGAATTCGTTAGGCATGTTTTCGATTGGAGTGTCTCTTGGGAAGAATCCCTTTAAGAAGATGACTTCCTTCAATTTCTCAATTGAAATATTGTCACATTTCATCAAGTCTCTTACTTTAGAAGGAATCTTCTGATATTCTTCAGACTCAAAATCAATAGCACTCACAGGCTTATTTTCTTTAATCTGTGGTTCTTTTGGCTCGACAGGTGTATTTACCTGTTTTTGTGGTTTCTCGTTCACAGCAGGAGCACTCATAGGCTGCACGTTATGAACTTGTTCAAACTGATTTCCTGTCAAGCTCTTTTCCACAAATGGTCTAATGATTTCATAATTGAATTCACACTCTTCAGGCAATCCATGACGGTTTTTTGCATCCCAACATGGTTTATGTGTGGTATACATCATTCTTTTGCCGCCAACTGCTTTACCTTTGCCGTTGTTATCAACTTCAGAAACAAATGTCTGATAGTTAACGAATAGAACCATATCAGCCCATTCTCTAATTAATCCAGAAGATTTACCGCCTGTTTTCTTACCAAGCTTTAACTCATATCTATCATATTTTCCTGTCTGATTTGGCTCTTCAAATTTTCTAATCTGACTATGCGCAGTTAAAACAATAGCCATATTTCCAATACTTCTAGCTTCTTCGAGTAAATTTAAAAATCTTCCTTCCTCTTCTTCGAGGTATACATACCCGTTTCCATAGCCAAAGTCTTCAATTCCTTTTAGACCGGCCTTTTGACAGATGTGATCAATAATCAATCTTTCTCCCCAGTCAATAGAATCAATGACTAATGTTTTGCATAATTTATTTTTAGCTGCATACATAACTTCTTCTTTTAACATCTCGTAAGATGTAGGTTTCGGAAGTCTTCTCACGTTCATAAAGTCTGTAGATCCTTCAGTATCAATGAATAGAGGGTTTGGGAATTGTGCTGCAAAGGTACTCTTTCCAATGCCCTCAGGTCCATAAACTACTACTTTTAAAGGCTTATCATTTATGCCTGATGTAATTTCAAAATTCATTACCATTTCACTCCTTCCCAAGAATTAGCAACCGTTTTTGGCTCTTCTTTTACTTCTTCTTTCTTTTCTTTTTCTAAATTATTTTTTGCAACATAGCCATCTTCGATAATGATTGAACACTCGTCACCAGTGCTTACTCTCGTAGCAATAGCCTGTAATCCTTCAGACTTTAGCCAAGTACCAAATTCTGCAAGAGTGTTCATGTCCATCTGTTCAAGCTTATCTAATAGAATAAATCCACAATTAGGATTGATTTTTCTACAAATAGCAGTTGCAACTTTTAGCTGCTGTGAGCCGCTCATGTTATCCCACTCTTGACCAAGATAAGTAATTTTTCCATCTTCAATTCCTAATCCCTCAAGAGGAAGATCAGCATTATTTAACAAATTAGCCTTTTCTTTTCTAATATCTTCTAACTCCTGAGATTTAGAAGCATATTCCTTTTTGAGGTCATTGGCTTCTTGCTCTGCTTTTTTCTTTTCTAGGTTTGTACGAACCTTAATATTTATATCATCAATTTCCTTGATGCTTCTTTCAATTTCATCTGTAGGATTGTCTACTAGATTAGAGACTTCAACAACTGCTTTATCTCTTTCTGAGATAACTTTCAAATATTCTTCATTAAGTGCTTTTAGCTGCTTGTCCAAGTCTTCCATCTTTTCTTCAATGGCTTTTGACTTAGATTTACATTCAGCGAGGTATGCTCTTTTTCTTTCATTGCTTCCATTAATTGCAAGCATTTCCTGCTGCTTGGCGATTAACTCAGAAGCTGAAACAATCTTATCTGGAACATTGTCATAATGAACCATCTCTTTAGCATGCTTCGATTTCTGATCAGCAATTCTTCCAATCGCTAAGCGGTCATTATAGACTGCCTTTTCTTTTAAATCTAACTTTGTTAACTCGTCACCAATTCCGATAATATGAAGTAATGTGTCAGCTTTTTCTTTTTCTGAACTATTCATAAACTTTGGAAGGTTCAAAGCCAACTCACTAATAAATGAATCTAATAGGCTCTGACCTGCTTTCATTCCTGTTGGATCAGTGACCTTTAAGGTTGAATTCTTTCCTTTTCTTTCAACCACAATACCATTTGAAAGAGTCACTTTTAGAGATGCTGGAACATAGCTTCCTTCTCTAGTTGGTTTTGATGGCTTGTATTTGTTGCCACCAAGACACCAAGTGATGGCATCCAACACAGAAGTCTTTCCATTGTTATTATTTCCACCAATAATTGTTAATCCATTTTCAGATGGTTCAATCTGTACTGCCTTAATTCTTTTGACATTCTCTAATTCAAGAGAATTGATTTTAATCTTATCCATTTAGTTAGTCTCCTTTGACTAAAATAACTTCTGTAAAAATAATGTTTAGAAATATGCTTAACGCACTTAATACTTTTGCACCTGTCAAATTCCAATTATTTCCAGTAATAACCCCACTAATTAATACGATTGCGAAGAAAGCATTCATTGCAATCACTGCAATAGCTTTCGTGTTTAGTTTCTTCATTTTCTTTTCTCTCTTTTCTGTGCTATAATTAGCACGTAATTTTGATATTTTTTTCTAAGAGCACACGATGGCTGTCGTGTGTTCTTTTTTTTTGTGCTCATAAGCACTTAGCGCCAAAGAAAGCATTTATTTGATCAACAGACAAATTATTTAAAAAAGGATTGATATATTCAATGTAAGATACACATACGAAGGGTATTTCCAAAAAAATGAAAACGAAACATTCTACAATAATATTATTTGCCTTCTTTGGCTTTAGGTGCCTACGAGCAACTAAAGCTACTTATTCAATTGTCTTTCTTTTAGTGAGCTCCTCTACCACTGCTGCAATCAACTGATCTGAAGGAGCTCTATAATAATTGTTCATGTAATCCATGAAAGCCTTTCTAGGAATGTAAGTACTTCTTTTTCCTGAGTCATGTTTTACTACTGACCCAGGCATTACGCCTTGTTCTATAGCGTTTAGGATGAAGTCTCTACTTTTCTTAGTGATTCTCATTACTTCCTCAACGCTGATACTCCATTCATCCATGCTGATCACCTCCTATTGAAGGAACTTATTAATGAAATACTGCTGACCCTTGCCAGTAATCTTAGGTGTCTTGGTTGTGATGTTTACACCTGAGCCGTTGACGTAAGAGCCTTCCTTGATTTCAAAGAGACCTAGTTCCATAGCCTTCTGTGTAGGCATGTTGTAATCAGTACCCTGGCGCTTGATTAGATAGCCTTTTTCTCTGAGCCATGCAAATAATCTCTTCTGACCCATGTCAATGCCATTTTGCTTTAGAATCTTTGCAAGTTCACCAACTAAGATTGATGTATGGCTAGTTGCTACTGCATCAGCAAATACAACCTTAGGCTTCATCTCCTCGATTACTTTATCCTTAGCAGCTAGAACGTTTTGAGCCTCGATTAATGCCTTAGCCATTAATTCTGAGCCACTCAACTCCTTCACTTGGTACTGCCCTGTTTTTCTTAATGCTGGCAACACCTCAGACGTAACCCATCTCTTAAATTTCTTGGCGCTTGGTAACTTGCTTGAGAGAACTAAACTGTATAGACCTGATTCATTGATGATTGTCATCCCTCTTGGAGAATCAAAAGTACCGTTTTGGTAGTTTTGCCTATCTTCTTCATCTACGTGTCGGTTAATATCTCTACTACCGTTTTGGTACCCGAGAACATCAGCAACATCTTTTCCAACGAACCAAGGCTCATTATTAAGCAAGAGACTTCTTACTTCATGATTTTCAAAATTAAATAATTGTACTTCGTTCATATTAATCTCCTTTAACAATACGCTTTAAGCGTTATCTTTTTCTAAAAAAAGAAGTTGATCATATTCAACTTGATAAACTTCTTCAATTTTCTTCAACATAGGAATGTTTGGATATGTCTTCCCTCTTTCGTAATTAGAAAGAACATCATCGCTGATTCCGAGTTTTTTAGCAGCTTCTTTCTGAGTTAATCCTAATCTATCTCTAGCTGTTCTTAATGTATACATTTCTCTGTATGCTTTTTTCATTTCTTTCACTTCCTTATTTATTAATTAATTTAACAAGACAAACAATAATCACAATATTCAAAATAATTTGAATAATATCTAATAAAATCTGCATATTGATATCTCCTTTCTTTTCTTCATATATTGACAACAGCGAACCAAAAAGTTAATATCAATCAAGGAGAGGAAAGCCCTCCCCTCAACCTTATTTCAATAAATCTTTTACTAGATTAATTATTGAAATCATCAGGTTGATGATTGATGTAGCAAGTGCGATGTGGGTCAAACGCAATTCGTACTTGCTTTTTCTTTTACGCTTTTTCTTCACTGATATGTCCTCCTTTCGTAATCTATTGTACTACGCTTAAAGCGTTATGTCAACGAATAAGCGTAATTTCATCGTTTTTTATTGTTATTTTTACGCAAAAAGCATATTATATATATAAGGAGGTATGATTTATGTCAGACTTAGGAAATAAAGAAGTAATGGCAAAAAATATTAAATACTATATGTCATTGCATAATAAGACAAGAAAACAGATATGTTCGGATTTAGGTTTTGCATATACTACTTTTTCAGATTGGATTAATGGGAAGAAGTATCCACGTATTGATAAGATAGAAATGATGGCTAATTATTTTAATATCGCAAAATCTGATTTGGTAGAGAGTAAAGATAAGCAAGAACTAGCATCAACTTACGATAACCTTTACAAACTAGACAAAATAAAACTACCTTTTCTTGGAAAGGTAGCGTGTGGTGAACCAATATATGCAGATGAAGATCGTGAATCATATGTGATGGTCGGTACTGATATCAAGGCTGACTTCTGTTTACAGTGTCAGGGCGACAGTATGGTAAACGCAAGGATTCACGATGGTGATATAGTCTTTGTTAAGAAAACGGACATAGTAGAAAATGGAGCGATTGCGGTAGTGATCATTGATGATGAGGCTACACTAAAAAGATTCTTCTATTATCGTGAACAGAATCTAGTTATTCTGAAGCCTGAGAATCCAAAGT